GAGCAGATGTGATTGATGAATTTGCAAGATTGATACACGAAGATTTGTATCAACTTAACCATCATCAAGTTGATTTTTTAGCAGAACAGTTAAAGGAGCGAATGAGAGGACAAATGAGCCTATTTAACAAGCCAATTATATGGCACTATACTCTCACTGCAATATATACTGAGTGCCCATACTGCCATGCACACAACTCAGAGGATGCCAAAACCGGAGAGTGTATGATGTGCCACAGTATCATGGACTTGGGGAATGAGGTGGTTAAAAAGTCACATGATGTGATTGAGTGCGAAAAGTTGGGATTGAGTGGTGCAGTATATCGTGACGAAAAAGGCAGATGGAGAGAAAGATGAGCAAAATGATGCATGATGAGGCAAAAGCATTAAAAATACTAAACATACTCATGTCAGCAGATGACTTTTTGACAACAAAGCAGATTACATACAGAGCAGATTGCAACAGAAAAACAGTGTACAATACCATTGCAGCATTGGAGATAAATGGGTTTAGTGTTGAGGTCATAGATGTGTGGGTTGATAGTCCAAGAGGTAAAGTCAAAGGCAAGGCATACAAGTATGTTGGGTTGTTTGGGTGTTGAAATCAATTTGTTAAATAAGTAAATCACACATAAAATATTAGGTGAGGGTGTATGGTGCATCCTCACCATTTTTGTGTCAAAGGAGCAATATGTACACACCGGCAGAGAGAGATGAGGAACTTGAGAAACTTGCATACCAGGTCATCAATGCCCAAGAGGACTTGATTGACCTCAGACTCAGTGAGGCAAGGATTGCAGTTGTGAGGTCTTGCAAGGTCAAAAGGTCGGAGAGCAGACTTGTGTTTGCTGACATAGCACCGGTCAACGAGATACACAAGGCACTCATACCTTTTGATTACATCATCACAGTGCACAAGAGTGCATACCTCTTTGATGATGAGCAGATGTGGGCACTCATGTGGCATGAGTTGCTGCACTGCAATGTCACTCACTGCAAGGATGGGTTTACTTTTGGCACAAAGGGTCATGACATTGAGGACTTTTATGCCATCATAGAAAAGTATGGCATGGATTGGTCAATAAAAGGAGCAGAGGAACATGCCAAAAAGACAGATGGCACAAGCAAGTTTGGACAACCTAAAGAAAGGGCATCCACTCAACACACTATCAGAGGAACACAAAAGGAAAATACAAAGCAAGGGCACAAAGGCAGCAGCAGAAAAAAGAACTGCACAAAAAGCAGTAAGGAGACTCCTTGAGACCAAGCTGACGAAAAAGCAGCAGAGGCAGATGGAGTTGATGGGCATGGAGTTGGATGGCACTGAGACAGTGCTTGACCTCTTACTTGCCGGTCAGATAAGAGCCGGCATTGATGGCAGTGAGAAGTGTGCAAGGCTTGCCTTGGAGTATGCCGGTGAGGAGTCGGCAGTTGAAAATGACTCAAGTGCAGATTTGCTCAAGGCAATTGGCAAAGCTGCCAAGCAGTTGTGGGATGAGCAAGATGGAACTGAGTAGGAAACAAGCACAAGTCATGGCATGGTGGCACAGTGACTCTCCTATGAGCCACAAGGATGGCATCATTTGTGATGGGGCAATCAGAGCCGGCAAGACAATGCCAATGTCACTATCATTTGTGATATGGGCAATGTGCACTTATGAGGGAGAAAACTTTGCCATGTGTGGCAAGACCATCCAAGCCTTGAGGAGAAACGTGCTCAAGCCTCTCAAGACCAACCTTGAGCAGTACACAAGGTACAAGATACAAGAGCACCGGAGTGAGAACTACCTCACCATCACTGATGGCAAGTGCTCAAATGACTTTTACATATTTGGTGGCAAGGATGAGTCAAGCCAAGACCTCATACAAGGTCTGACACTTGCCGGCATTTTCTTTGATGAGGTTGCACTCATGCCGGAGTCATTTGTAAACCAAGGCACATCAAGGTGCTCAGTTGAGGGTGCAAAGTTTTGGTTTAATTGCAATCCGGAGTCACCAAACCACTACATCAAGACAGAGTGGATTGACCAGGTGGCAGAGAAAAACCTTTATCACATACACTTTGTCATGAGAGACAACCCAAGCCTCTCTGAGGAGGTTTTGGCACGTTATGAGAGGATGTACAAGGGTGTCTTTTATGACCGGTTTATCAAGGGTCTGTGGGTGCTTGCATCCGGTATCATATTTAGGTATTTTGCTGAGGACACTGCACCATACCTCTTTGATGATGAGGACATAATGGACAGTGATGGCAACATCACTCAGCCATGGAGCAAGTTGGTGATTGGCATGGACTTTGGAGGCATGGGGTCAAAGACCACCATGTGCCTCATGGGTTATATAGGCAGATTTAAGGAGTTTAGACTCTTGGAGGAGTGTGGCTTGCCACTCTCAGAGGACATTGATGCCAAGAAAATATGTGACACTTTCGTTGAGTTTTACAAGATGTGCATGGAGACCTATGGCAGAGTTGATTGGATATTGCCGGACAGTGCCTCACCAACAATGATAAACTCACTGAGGTCAGCAGCAATTGCAGCCGGTTTACCATCAAGGGTCATAAAGGGATGCAGAAAAAATGAGATAAGTGAGAGACCCAAGACAGTTGATTTACTTTTCAACACCGGCAGACTCAAGATACACAAAAAATGCAAACAAGTCATTGCAGCAATATCAGCACTCCGGTGGGATGAAAAACACCCCGGCATACCGGAGGACTTGAACATTGGCAACTGCAATGATTGGTGGGATGCATTTTGTTACACAATGTTGGACTTTATTGAATACATAGACCTTGCATGAGGAGGACAAAAGCAATGGAAAATTGTGCAAGACAGTACCTTGCAACCATAGGGTACACAGTAAATGACAATGCACTCAATATCATCTCAGCTTGTGATGATTGGTATTGTGGCAGAGAGATTGAGGACTTTCACTCAAGAAAAAACCTCAATGGTGAGGAGGTAAAACTCAAGAGGATGAACTTTGCCAAGAGATGTTGTGCAGATGATGCCAACCTCTGTGAGGTCATCTCAGTTACACCGGAGGACAGTGACAACCTCAAGACCTTTGTTGATGAGTTTATTGATGACAATGGGTTTAGGACAGAGTACAGAAAGCAGTTGGAGAAAATGACTGCCACCGGCACAGTTGGTGCATACATTTACCTTGATGGTGCAGAGTTTGTTGAGCAAGCAACCGGCATCACATCAGTGAGAGGTGGACAGATAAAGATAAACTATGTTGATGCAGATGGCATCATCCCTCTCACAGTTGAAAATGGCAAGGTCACAGAGTGTGCATTTACCGGCTCAGATTTGGTAAATGGCAAAAAGCAGACCACTCTTGTCATTTTCATGCATGAGGATGGCAAGTATTATGCCACAACAGTGATTTTCAATGACAGAGGTGAAAAGATTACAGAGCAGACACTATTGCTTGGTGATGTGAGACCATTTGCCCTCATGTACAATGCAGAGGTCAACAACCTTGACAAGATGGTTGGGTATGGTCTACCAAAGTTATACAATGCCATCCCCATGCTGATGGTCACAGACCTTTGTTACAACGTGCTCTTTGGAGATGTTGAGAGGGCAGACAAAATTGTGTTCATCAATGAGGCACTTGCAGAGTTTGACCCCAAGACCGGCAAGCCAAGGTTTACACATCAGCAGAAAAAGTTGTTCATGTTCCTTGGTGAGAAAATACCGGAGAGCAAAACACTAATACAAGAGTACAACCCAACAATCAGAGTTGATGAGGTTACAAAGACATTTGAGTTGGCACTCTCACTCCTCTCAATGACCTTTGGATATGGCACACGCAAGTATACCTTTGACAATGGGCAGATACAAACTGCCACAGAGTACATGGGTGAAAAGCAAGACGAACTGCAAGAACTCAACAAGCAGAGAAAGGTTGCAAGTGCTTATATCAAAGACCTTGTGAGGGCAGCAGTGTGGTTTGCAAACACTTTCCAAGGAGCACACTACAATGTGGATGAGGGCATCCTTGTTGAGTTTGATGACAGTTACATTGAGGACAAGGCAAGCCGACTTGAGCAGATGAGAGTTGATGCCATCAGCTTTCCGGAGATACCTTGGCTCAAGAGGCAGTACATCAAAGAAAAGTACCATCTCACCAATGAGGAGGTTGATGAGGTTGTCATCAATGGTGCTGAGACAATAGAGGAGTATGAGGACTAATGAGCTTATCACCGGAGCAGATTGACACATTGGGTGACAAGTACATAATTGACCTTTACAACAACCTTGAGGCTGATGTCATTGCAGACATTGCAAGGAGAGTCAAGAAGATGGAGAGGTTTACTGAAACTGCTGAAATCATGGCAAAGACCATGGTTGAGCATGGGTACAGTGCCACTGAGATACAAGCTGAGGTGTTTAAGGTGTTGGGTGCTGACAAGGAGTACCAGGCAGAGTTGGCACTCAATACCAAGCAGTACAAGCAAGAGATAAAGATGCTTATTGAGGAGATAGAACTTGAGGCACAAGCCAATGGTGACATGCTTGTTGCCAATGCCGGCACAATGGCATGGAATGATGACATGCAGATGTGGGCAGAGCATGGTGTTGACCTCACAGAGCCAAACTCACTTGATGCCACTCAGCATGCCATGCAGTTGCAGATGGCAGACAAACTGTACACAATCAATCAGAGTCTTGGTTTTAGAAACACTGCACTTGGTTACAACTCAATCCTCAATGCTTTCCACAAAGAGATGGACTTGGCAATCCTCAAGGTTGCAAGTGGCACTTTTTCCTATGACCAGGTGGTCAAGGATTGTGTGCACAGACTTGCACTGAGTGGCTTGAGGTCAATTGATTATGCCTCAAACCGGTCTTATGAGTTGGACACTGCTGCAAGGATGATTGTGAGGACAGTGTGTTCACAGTTAGCCGGCAAGATTACTGAGGGCAACATGGAGACCACCGGAGCAGAGTTGGTGTATGTAAGTGCACATGCCGGTGCAAGACCCTCACATGCAGCATGGCAAGGCAAGGCATACTATTATGACTCAAGGCATCCGGTCAAGGGATATGATGACTTCAAGAGCAGTACCGGATATGGTAGGATTGATGGACTCAAGGGAGTCAACTGCACACATGAGTTTTACCCATATTGGGATGGAGACCCAATACCGGACTTTGTTGAGCCTCAGCCGGTCACAGTGGATGGTAGGACATACACATACTATGATGCCACTCAAGAGCAGAGAAAGATGGAGAGAGGCATCAGAGCCACAAAGAGGGAGATAATGGCATCCAATGTGGTTGGACTTGATACCAAAGACCTCAAAAAGCAACTTGACCATCAGAGCAGACAGTATCACAGTTTTTCAAAGGCAGTTGGGATAAGGGCAAAAGACAACCGGTTGACAGTTGGCAAGGTTGGCACTTTTGATATGAACAGAACAAAGGCACAGAAAAAGGCGAACAAAATTAAATCAAAATAAAACTTTTGAGCCACTCACAAAGGGTGGCTTTTTTGTGCCTATTGTTAAAAAAGTTAAATCACAATATAATTTATTACAGATGCAACCCACACTGCTGAAAGAGTAGTATAAAAACATTTAAGGAGATAAATGCATGAAAAACATTGAAACCATACTATCAGATGCCGGACTTGAACTGACAGAGGAGCAGACAAAGGCAATTACAAGTGCAGTTGGCGAAAACTACAAGCCTATTGCAGACTATCAGAGGCAGACAGACAAGGTAAAGAGTCATGCAGACACTATTGCACAGTTACAGACTCAACTTGCAGCCTTTGATGGAGTAGATGCAGAGGCACTCAAGGGCAAGATTGCAGAACTGACAAAAACCATTGAGGACAATGAGGCAGCATTTGCAGCCAAGATTGCAGACAGAGACTTTACTGACAAGTTAAAGTCAAGCATTGGCAAAGCCAAGGGCAAGAATGAAAAGGCAATCATGGCACTACTTGACATTGACACCCTCAAGGCATCCAAAAATCAAGACAAGGACATTGAGGATGCAATCAAGATACTAACAGAGGCAGAAGATAGTAAGATGTTGTTTGGTGAGGCAACACCCAATGTGGTTGGGGTTGTCACAGTACCAGGCAGAGTAGTTGACAACAAGGATGAGGCAGACCTTGCAAACCTTAGAAAGCTGATGGGTCTACCTCCAACAAAAGAAAAATAAGAGGTAAAGAAAAATGGCAATTAACTTAGCAAAGAATTATACAGACCTCCTTGATGAGGTATATGTAAATGCATCAGTATCAGCAATCCTCAACTCCGGTGCAGAGATGTCAAGAGCCGGTGTAAATGCAAATGAGATTGTTTACCCTCAGATTAGCACAACCGGTCTTGGTGATTACTCAAGAACTGCCGGTTACACAGATGCAGCAGTATCACTTGAGTGGAAAACTGCAACATTTAACTATGACAGAGGTGCAAAGATTACAGTTGATGCAATGGACAATGAGGAGTCAAAGATTGGTGCATTTGCACTTGCCGGCTCAACACTCATGAGGACAAAGGTTGCACCGGAGGCAGATGCTTTCACATTTGCAACTCTTGCCGGCAAAGCCGGAACAACTGCAACAGAGACTCTCTCAACTGCACAGAATTTCCTTGATGCACTCCTTGCAGCAAAGGATGTTATGGATGCAGCCGAAGTACCGGCAGAGGAAAGATACCTCTTTGCAACAACCTCACTTGTAAACTCACTTATGAGCCTTGAGACATACAAGAGTCAGCAGATTATTGCAACGTTTGCAGCAGTAGTACCGGTTGTACAGAGCAGATTTTACACTGCAATTGACCTCCTTGATGGAAAGTCAAGTGGAGAAACTGCCGGACACTATGTAAAGCATGTTGTTGACCCCTCAAAGAGTGGAGATGTTGCCGGAGCAAACCTCAATTACATGATTTGCCACAAGCCGGCAGTGCTCAAGTTTGACAAGCATGTTGTTGGTGATGTTATACCGGCAGCAGCAAACCCCAATGCAGATGCAGACATCCTCAAGTACAGAAAGTACGGACTTGTTGATGTATTCAACAACAAGACAAAGGGCATTTATGTATCACATGCATAATGTGAGGTGAGTAATGAGAACAGTTGGTTTAATACCCTCTAATAATCATAATAACGCAAAGGCAAAAGCAGAGCCGGTGGCAGAAAAGTCACCGGCAAAGCCAAAGCCAAAGAAAAGCACAAAGGGTGCTGAGAGCAAGTAATCACTTGGAGGTTGTACAATGCTTGGTTTACTTACTTGGGAGGAGTACAACCTCCTACATGATGGAATAAATGAGACAGAGTTTGATAGGGCAGAGGCTCTTGCAGAGATTGAGATTGCCAATGTGATTGGCAGACCAAGACTTGCAAGTGTTGATGGCACAGAGTATTTTGTGCCTCAGCTTAAAGAGTGCATTGCCAACGTGATTGATGCCAAGGCAGAGCAGACCAGGGTTGGTTATGGCAGAGGCATCACATCAGTGACAAATGATGGGTATACAGAGTCATACACAAATGCAACTGCATCCCAAGCACATGAGGAGTTATCTGCAAACATCAAAATTTGGCTCAGTGGCAGTGGTTTGGTAGGAGCATACTGATGGGTTTATTTACAGATACAGTGACAATTTACCACAAGGATGGTGAGTCATGGACAAGGTCAGTTGTCTCCGGAGTGCAGTGGAGTGACAAGGTTGAGAAAAAGGTTGAGACCGGCAAACTCTCCATTGCAAGATATGCAACCATCACTTTTCCTCTTGAGACACTTGGACACTTTGACTTGTCACTCACAGATGATGCCATATTTTATGGTGTCATTGATGATGTGGTAAGTGACACCAAGGGGCATAGGGTCTCAGATTTGCTCAAGGCACATGCCAAGAGTGGCATGGTGCAAAGTATCAATGACAATAGCAATAGGACACACTTGCAGCATATCAAGGTGATTGTGGCATGAGTGATTTTTTTAATATTACTTTCAACAGATTGGAGATAAAAGGTGACATTGTCAAAAACCACAACCTTGCAGTTGGTGGCAGAGTGCAGTGTTACATTGACTCAGAGGTGCTGAGATTGTGTGAGCCGAAAGTGCCAAGAGACACCGGTTTGCTCATCTCAAGTGGCATCACCAACACTCAGATTGGCAGTGGTGAGGTCAAGTACCGGACACCTTATGCAAGAAGATGGTATTACAGAGATGCCAATTTTCAAGGAGCACCGGAGAGGGGCAACTATTGGTTTGAAAGAATGAAATCACAGTACAGACAAAGCATACTTGATGGTTGCAAGAGGTTTATGTAATGACAATATCTAAATATGTATCAAATCTTTTGAGCAACATACCGGGTCTCACAGTAGACATCAACCATGTTGCTGATGGCAGTGACCAATATGGTCTTTTCAAATCTCCGGCAAGAGTAGTGAGAGATGACATTGATGGCACTTATGAGGTCACTGAGTCATATCAGTTTTTTGCCAAACAGAGTGCAATGAGCAAATCAGAGAGGCTTGAGGCTGATGAGTGGCTTGAGACAATAGCATACTTTGTTGATGATTTTGAGTACAATTATGCTTTTCCATCACTTGATGGTGGCAGAGAGGTGGTTGGTTTTCAGCTTACCGGATGCCCTTACCCAATGGAGGCAAATGACAAAGAGGCTCTTTATCAGATGTCATTACAGATAACATACACAAGAGAAAGGTAAAGGTGTACAAAATGGCACTTACAAGACTTAAAAAGCACAAGACCATCCCTTACATCAACATCTCATCAGTTGAGGGCACAAAGGATTGGGCAAGGATTGGTAGGTCAACTGTGTTTGACTTACAGTTAAATGCACAGACAGAGGAGAATGATTTTATTGAGGATGAGATGCCTACAACAGAAATCATGTATTACAAGCCGGCACTTGACCAAGAGTTACAGACAAACAAGGGTGATGAGGCATTTGACCATATTTACTCAATGTTCTACAACCTCCCTACCGGAGAGGATGTAAAGAGAGACATGCTGATTGTGTTTGCCGGTGACAACTCAGATGGCAGCAACAATGCATGGAATTGCAGATGCTCACTTACCCTCACAGACCTTGACACAGTTGCAGAAAAGGTCAAGTTTACTGTAAACATCAACAGTATTGAGAGAGGCAAAGTGACCTTTGACTCAACATCCGGTGAGCCTACATTTACAAAGAATTAAATCATTTTAAGGAGAGTTTATGGAGTACACAATCATTGTCAATGGGCAGAGTTATGATTTGCCCAAGAAAACCATCACAGTAATGTCAGAGCTTGATGAGGTCTTGAGGATAGATAGCAATACCAAGTTATCCCTCAAGCAGAAATATGAAAAGCTGCATGTGTTCGTCAAAAAGTTGTTTGGTGATGATGCTGCCAAAGAGATGCTTGGCACAGACAATCTTGCAGAGGTTGACCTCTCAGAGTTGGCACTTATCATCCGGCAGATTGATGATGCCTATATGAGACCAATCACAGAATACTCAACAAGGAAAGCAGCAGAGGACATCAATGCACTCAACATTGACAAGGTTGTGGAACTTGTAAAACTTGCTGATAAGATGCCCAACCAGGCAGCAAGATGATTGAATTAACAAAAAGGTCTCTCCCCAATGTCATTAGGCTGATGGGGAGAGATTTTTCTGTATATACAGACTTTAGGGTGTGGATGAGGTTTGCCATTGAGGTGAGAAAGATAAGAGGCAGTGAGGGCATTGATGTGTCTTACCTTTTCAAGAATGACATGCCGGCACACTGTGACTTGAGACCATTGCTTGAGTTTGCTTTCCCAAAAAAGGAGATACCAAGGGCAATAGGTGGTGGCAGTGATGCAGTGCTCATTGATTATGAGATTGATGCTGACCTCATATATGCAGCATTTATGGGGCAGTATGGCATTGACCTCTTGACCACAGACATGCATTGGTATGTGTTCCAAGCATTGCTCAGTGGTCTCAATGACTCTACAAAGCTGAGAGAGGTCATGGGGTACAGAGCATACACACCACACAACAACGATAAAAAGACAGACCAATATGAGAGGCTGAGAGTGGCATGGGAGATTGTATATGAGACTCCGGAGGAGGAGGCAGAGACCCAAGCATTTTTGGCTAAGTTTGAAAAGAGAGGTACATAAACATGGCAGATGGTACACTCATATTTGACACTAAAGTTGACAGTAAAGGGGTTGAGACCGGTGTAAAAGGTCTTGGGGATGCTGCAAGCAGTGCCCTCAAGGTCACAACTGCTGCCATTGCAGCCGGCAGTGCAGCAGTGGGCAAGGTGGTCAAGGACTCAGTTGAGGCATTTTCCAACTATGAGCAGTTGGTTGGAGGTATTGAGACCCTTTTCAAGAATGATGCAGAGGCAATGGAGACCTATGCTGCAAATGCTTTCAAAACTGCCGGCATGAGTGCCAACACATACATGGAGACAGTAACATCCTTTTCTGCATCCCTTTTGCAATCACTTGAGGGCAACACAAAGGATGCAGTTGAGTATGCTAATTTGGCAGTTACAGACATGTCGGACAATGCCAACAAGATGGGCAGTGACATCACATCAATCCAAAATGCATACCAAGGCTTTGCCAAGATGAACTATACCATGTTGGACAACCTCAAGTTGGGTTATGGTGGCACAAAAGAGGAGATGCAGAGGCTTATTGATGATGCAAACAAGCTGAGGAAAGAGCAAGGTCTCAATGCAGACCTCACAATCTCAAGTTTTGCAGACATTGTCACTGCCATCCATGAGGTGCAGACCAATCTTGACATCACCGGCACAACTGCAAAAGAGGCAGCAACCACAATCCAAGGCTCTTTTGCATCTCTCAAGGGTGCATGGGTCAATATGCTTGTTGGCTTGGCAGATGACACACAAGACTTTGACAAGTTGGTTGATGACCTGGTGACCTCAGCAAAGACAGTGCTTGACAATGTCATGCCAAGGATTGTCACTGCCATCAAGGGTGCTGCATCTCTAATCAAGGAACTTGCACCACTCATTGCTGAGTATTTACCACAACTCATCAGTGACATCATGCCGGAGTTATTGAGTGCCGGTGTGCAGTTGGTGGCAGCACTTGTTGAGGGCATCAGCATGGCACTCCCTCAGATTGCAGCCACAGTGCCAACAATGATTGAGACCATTGCAAATGCCTTTGCATCCAATCCGGATGCCTTTGCAAAGATGGGTCTTGCATTTATCACTCTTTTTGCCGGCAACCTCATAAAAGATGCAGCACTTGGACTCTTGAAAAATGCCGGCATGTCACTTATCAGTACACTTGTGACATCCATTGGCAGTGCAGTTGCCGGAGCATTGCCGGCAATCATTGGTGTTGGTACATCCATCATCACTGCCATTGGTGGGGCACTCACTGCTGCCATACCGGTATTGCTTGCAGCACTGCCAATCATCATTGCAGCACTTGTTGTTGGCTTTGCAGTTTACTTTTTCATGTTCACAGATACCGGCAAGGGTATTGTTGAAAAGATAAAGGATGGCATAGTACATGCATGGGAGACAGTTAAAAATGCAGTTGGTGGATGGGTGAAAGACCTTTGGAGCAAGTTTATGTCATTTGTGAGTGACTTTTTGCAGATAGGTACAGAGTACATCACAAAGATTGGTGATGCCATCCGGTCAGCTTGGGAGGCTCTTGTATCATCAGTTGGTGGACTTGTCAGCAATCTTGTAAATGGTTTTCTCAACTTTGCATCAATGCTCATGCAAGTTGGCTCAGAGTTTATTGGCAACATAGTGACCAAGTTTACTGAGGGATGGAACAACCTGGTATCATCAGTGAGTGGGTTTGTATCAAACCTTGTGACCAAGTTTATGTCATTTGCTCAGCAAGTGTGGAACATTGGAAAAAATTACATTGAGGGGTTTTTTAAGGCATTAAATAGTGCATGGAACAGTTTGGTATCATCAGTTGGTGGACTTGTGACAAAACTTGCAACAACCTTTTCAAATGGAGTCAAGGAGTTTGCAAACATAGGTAAGAACGTTGTGCAAGGCTTATGGGATGGCATCAGCAATGGGTGGAAGTGGCTGACAGACAAGGTAAAAAACCTTGCAAATGACCTCCTTGATGCAGCAAAGGATGCACTTGGCATCCACTCTCCATCAAAAGCCTTTGAGGAGATAGGCAAGCAGTGTGTTGCCGGCTTTGACAAGGGTGCTGATGACCTCATGAGTGGTGATGCAATCAGCAATGGCATAAATGCATCACTTGGCACGATAAAAGCCAATGTGACCGGTGTTGGAGGCATTGCCGGAGGCACTGAGTACAATCAGACCATCAATGTCAATCAGCAGATAAGCACACCGGATGAGTTAGCAAGGGCAATAAGGCTTGAGAGCAAGTATGGACTTATGAGAGGAGTGGCATTGGCATAATGGACAACAAGGTTACAGTAAAAGTTATAAGGTCAGATGACCAGGAGTTTACTTTTAATGGTGATGGTGGATATTGGAGGATTACAGAGTTGGACAACTTTGGGTCTCTTGAGAATGACATCACCACAATTGACAATGGTGTTGGGGATGGGGCATACATCTCATCCTCAAGGATTGCCCACAAAGACCGGACAATAGTTGCAAAGAGCAAAGACCCAAGCCTCAATGATGTGCTGAGAAAAAATGCACTCAGCTTTTTCAATCCCCGGTACACATACAAGATGTACATATCATACATGGGCACAACCAGGTGGTGTGATGCAGTGCTCCACAAGATACAGTTTCCCAATGGCAATACATACCGGACAATGACACTCACTGTGACATTTATGAGTGCATCCCCTTGGCTCAAGTCAGTTGAGGACTTTGGTGAGGACATCACAGAGATTACACCAATGGAGGCTTTTCCATACATGTGTGCCAAAAGCATTGGTCACACTGCCGGTATTTACAACTTTGCATCATCAATCATGTTTACCAATGATGGTGATGTTGAAACGTACTGCAAGGCAATCTTTACTGCCTCCGGCTCAGTTGAAAACCCCAAACTCATCATCAATGATGCTTATGTGAGAGTGATTGACTCAATGGTAAAGGGTGATGTGATTGTCATGGACTTTGCAAGCAATCCACCAACAATCACCAAAAATGGTGTCAACTGCATGGGCAAGTGCGACAGAAAAAGTGACTTTGACAAGATGGTGCTTGGTATTGGTGAGACCTCAGTATCATTTGCCACAGATGATGGCACAGACAATCTTGCAGTGAACATCTTTTACAACAAGTTGTTCCTTGGCATTTAGGAGGTGAGTTGATGAGATTTAAGCTGACAGTGACACAGATTGCAACTGCTGCCAAGTCACTCAGTATGATTGAGTTGGTGATGTATGACTCATCCAAGACAATCATTGAATACCCAACCGGCACAACTGCAACCTATACCTCAAACAGTAAGACCGGAGATTGCACCAAGTTTGTAAACAACAACCTCACTGACTTTTACAATGTGAGTTGGTCTGATACCGGAGCAAGAGCCGGACTTGCAGAGATAGTGATTGAGTTGCCAAGTGCAATCAATCCATCATATTTTAGGATATGCAATGCAACACCATCCTATGCACCAACTGCCTTTACCCTCTCAAAGTATGATGAGACCACACAGACCTATACAGAGGTTGCAAGTGGCACTCAAGCAGTACCAAGCAAGAGTGGGTCATACAGTGGCTACGTTGCCATTGACAAGTATGTCACAGTGACAGTTGTGGATGCCTATTACAAGAGCAATGGCACATTTGACCATCAGACCACAAGGGCAACAGTGACAAACAAAAACTCAGTGACATACTCTTATGATGCACTGACAGTTGACAAGTATGATGTGACAAGTGCTGACCATGTTGAGGGCACAACCACAGATGACCTTACAATTACATTTACCTACAAGGCATGGGCAACCATCACACTCAATGTTGTTGACAAGTATTACTTGACAGATGGGTCATTTGAAAAGTCAAGTACAAGGTCATCACAGACCTCCTATGACCCAATACCATACACAGTGCAAGCACTGTATGACAGTGATTATGCAGTGACAAGTGCCACAGAGTACAGTGGAACTGCAACAACTGACACAACACTCACTTTCACATATCAAAAGCTGAAAACCATCATAATCACAATCACTGACACATATTATGATAAGGATGGAGCATTTGAGAGGGTTGATACAAGGCGAAAGATACCATACAAGGCAAACAGTGTTGATTACAGTTTTGCTGCACTGACATTGGTTGGGTATACAGTGACTTCACAGACACCCTTGAGTGGCACAACCACAGAGTCAATTACTCTCAACTTTAACTACAAGGCAAGAGACATTGAGCCGGTTGTGGATGATTACAAAGCCGGTGTATTTAATGTCATGGCACTCAATAGTGGGTTTGAGGTGTTGGCACTGCTGAGGTATACCAATTTGCAGTGGTCACGCAAGTACAGAGAGAGTGGCACGTTTAGCATACAGATACCTCTTGAGCAGTATGACCCAAACATCAAGTACATATACACAAAGAGCAGACCGGAAGTGGGCAAAGTGACTCAAGTAAATTACCAAGAGTCAAATGGTTACCGGTCAATATCCATGAGTGGGTATTTTCTTGAGGAGGAACTCAACCGGCATATTGCATATAAACCCGGTACAACGAACATCACCAATGCACCAAGTTGGACTTTGCAGAGTGGAAAGGCTGAGGGTGTTGCCTATGCTTTTTTTGATGCTTTCAAGACCATAAATGGCAAAAACGTGGATGGCACAACATGGTCAAGTGCCCTTGGCATGGTAAGTGGCACAAGCCAAGGCAGAGGAGTCCAAGCAGAGCATCACAGAAATGGTGAGTATTTAGGACACAAGATTTACCTCATACTAAAAGCAAGTGGTATGTCATATAGGGTGAGATATGACTTTGAGAGCAATAGACGGACTTTTGAGGTGTGGCAAGGCTTAGACCGGACACAGAGCAACTCTTATGGCAACAATCCGGCAATCTTTTCAACAAGGTATGGCAACATCAAAAACCCAAACATTGTGATTGATGACAGTACATACAAAAATGCTGCCATTGTCACCAATGAGTATGTACTAAATGATGACTCAGATTACACCATAGAGGCATACAATGACCCAAGTGACACAGACACAGAGAGGGCATTTGTGGCAGTTGACTCCTCACTCAACAAGAGTGACTTTACTGCCTCAGCTTTCAAGTCAGCACTTGAGAATGAGGGGCAGAATGAGGTGGCAAATGCTGAGCAGACAATAAACCTTGATTTTGATGCAATTGCCGGCACTTATGAGTACCTTGCAGACTTTGACCTTGGAGACCTTTGCAGCATTGAGATACCGGAGATTGGACTCAGTGCAGATGCAAGACTTATTGGGTGCTATGAGGTCATCAAAAGTGGTGATTGGTCACTCTCATTGGAGTTTGGCACTCCAATACTGAGATGACTTTCATGTTTATCTTTTCTCCTTTGCGAAAGAGGGCAGCAATGCCCTCTTTTTTGTTACTTTATAAAAAAGTTAAATCACAATATAATATTTAGGTATAGGAGGACATTTATTATGATAGGTTACCCTTTAGACTCTCATGTGACTTATGGGGCAGATGGCACACCATCTTATGATAGAGCAATCAACTCAAGTGCACTGAGAAAGTTATACAATGCCATGTTCAGCAGTGGCATTAGGAGTGGACATGACACAGACCTCAAGGTCACCACCAATGGCAACATGACAGTAAGTGTTGCATCCGGAGTGGCAATGGTCAATGGATGTATCAAGGTGCAAGATGAGGCAGCAACAGTGACTATCTCAGCATCAAACTCATCCTATGCAAGGCTTGACCTGGTGGTCATGAGGCTTGATACCAATGACTCAGCAAGGTCATGTGAGTTGGCAGTTGTTGAGGGCACACCGGCAGCAACACCAACTGCACCGGAACTGACACACACCACATCAGTGTATGAGATTGCCTTGGCACAGATAAAAGTGCCTAAAGGTGCAACTGCAATCACTGCAAGTGACATTACAGACCTCAGATTTGATGATGATTACTGTGGGATTATCAAGGTATTTGGCTCAGATGTGTTGCAGATGGTCTCATATCTTACAAGTCAATCAATTGCTCAGCAGAGTGCAATTACTGCACTTGATGCAAACAAGGCAAACAACCTCAGCTTATCAGCCGGCATCCTCAAACTTGAGGCAGTTGATGGCAAGGGCAATGTCAAGACCCTTGCAACTGTGGACATTAACAAAGCCGGTATTTACTATCTTGCAGCACCAACAAATGTGAGTGCAGAGAGTAAGATTGGCAAGGTTGTACTCAAGTGGACAGACCCCAATGATATTGTCATTGATGGTCTTACTTACTGCAAGTGGAATGGCACAAAGATTGTCAGAAAAGCCAATACACCACCGGCTAATGCATCAGATGGCACAGTGATTTACACAAGCACAACCAAAAACGCACATGCAACTGTGGGTTATGAGGACACAACTGCACAGAGCAATGTGCAGTATTACTATGGTATTTTCCCTTTTTCAACAGATGGAATATACACAACATCAACAAGGATTGG